GCGGGGCTTCATCAATTGATATTCTAAGAATTGGTAATTCTTAGGATGAAGTTGGTTAAGAAGTAAAAGACTTTTGATCTTTCTTTATGGGAGGGGTACTCCCTTTATTCTTTATTAGACGTCTGCTGGATTACTCCAGTGCGTCTCTAATAAGGATCTTCCATATGGATTAGGTTAAATGGTTCCTGTTAGTGCTGTAAAGGAATGAACTTAATCAACTACCACATTGCAACTCCTGACCCGTAAGGGTCTGGGGCTTTAATGATTGGTGGCCGATCAAGTTGGTTCTCTCCTGGAATTAATCCTACATGCTTAGTTACTTTATAGTTTCTAAGCTCTGTAGTCATTAATGAAAGAACGGTCGATGTTAAATTCGGATTTGGCATGTTGGCTAGTGTTCCCTGGATTACGTGCTTTTCAAATGTTGCTAAAGTAACTTTAGCTAATTTGGCAGCCGCACCAGCAAGAACAGCTTGTCTACTCTCTGAGAAGATATCGTCACTTGGCAATGCAATAGTATTGATCAAGTCTTTAATTGTGTCTAGTTTTCTAGCACTATTTAGAGAAGATGTCAAATTGGCCAGAGCCGATATAATCGGCATCTGTGTCATGTACCAGATAGGAGATGTGTACAAATCGTGTTCACTAGCGAGCCCCTGAGCATGCATTTCGATTGCATCGGGAGATGTCATTAATCTCTCGGCGAAACCGATATACTTGCTCGTAGTTTTATTTATAGCATCATTAGCAGCAAGGTAGATAAAGTTATTTATCTCTAAGGCCGGCAAGGCCTGGAAGCTTGAATTAGGATACCTATGCATCAGCTCTTGATTCCAAGTAGCTGTATCACCGAAATTAATGAATTTGGTGAATGCATGAAGTACTCTAACTCTTGCTTCGAGATTCTTAACTTCTTTCTCCTTTTTGCCTAATAGGCTATAAAGATGACTAACTAGTGAAGGGATCGTAACACCAACCTCAGCAGGTAGATAACCTCTTTCGTAAATCAAAACATATATCATTTGATAAATCAAATGGTATTTGTTAAGATTTGGGTAGAGACCTCTTACTTGAATCCCAGTAATCTCTTTACCATCAAGGAATAACCTTTTCGCAAATTCATACATGTTTGCACATATATGACTTTTTGGAAGGGATATTCCAACTCCAAGTTCTTTCATTATTCTTAGGTATTCACTTGCCACTTCATCGTGCCATATTACAATATCATCCCCGAGAATCACATAATATTTCTCTGAAATATTTAGATAATCGTGAATGTAATGTAGTATTACATGATGAGTGATAGTGAATGTCGACCAGGAGCTATAAGCCCCCATCGGTTGACCTGATAAGTATTTGCAATACTTACCAGTCCAAGGAACATAGAAAGGAGTACCTATAAGGATTTCTTCCCAATTTTTACCTAAGGCAGTTCCGTACATTTTATCAATTAATTTACGTTGTAAACTAATTGGAAATCTGTCGGTAGCCGCAGTTAAATCAAAGGAATAATACTTATGGCCTTGGGGAGGTAAAGGGAG